CAATTCAAAATCAATATACCAACGCCAGTTATGGCGGGTGTACGAACACCTATCAAACAATACGCTTCTTGCGTGCTGGTTGATGTTGATGATACTTTACCTAGTATCTTTTCTAGTGATATGGCAATCGGACGATATGTGGCACAAAGAGCAGGGATTGGGATTAATGCTGGTAGAATTAGAGGCATTAATAGTAGAATAAGAGGTGGAGAAGTACAACACACAGGTGTTATACCATTTCTAAAAAAATTTGAGGCAACAGTTAAGTGTTGCACACAAAACGGTGTAAGAGGTGGATCAGCAACAGTACACTTTCCTATATGGCACCAAGAGATAGAAGATATTATAGTTTTAAAAAATAATAAAGGTACTGAAGATAATAGAGTTAGAAAATTAGATTATTCTATACAACTATCTAAATTATTTTATGAAAGATTTATTAATGAAGAAGATATAACTTTATTTTCACCACACGAAGTACCTGAATTATATGAGGCGTGGGGTACACCAGAATTTGATGAACTTTATGAAAAGGCAGAAAGAAAAATATCAATAACTAAAAAGAAAGTATCAGCACAAGATTTATTCTTTGACATATTAAAAGAAAGAGCAGAAACAGGTCGTATTTACATTATGAATATAGACCATTGTAATACTCACTCATCTTTTAAAGACAGAATAACAATGTCAAACTTATGCCAAGAAATAACTTTACCTACTGAACCTATACAACACATTGACAAAGAAGGTGAAATTGCATTATGTATTTTATCTGCTATCAATGTAGGATTAATAAACAAAAGAGATGAATTAGAAAACTTATGTGATTTAGCAGTAAGGTCTTTAGATGAAATAATAGATCATCAAAAATATCCAGTTAAGGCAGCAGAAATTTCTACAAAGAAAAGAAGAAGTTTAGGTGTAGGTTATATAGGACTTGCACATTATCTTGCTAAAAAAGGATACAAGTATGAACATAAACTTGCTTGGAGACAAGTAGATAAGTTAACCGAGGCATTTCAATATTTCTTATTAAAAGCAAGTAAAGAAGTTGCACAAGAAAAAGGTGAATGCGAATACTTTAAAAGAACAAAATATTCAGATGGTGTTCTTCCCATTGACACTTATAAAAAAGAAGTTGATGAACTAGTTAACAATCGTACATATACATACGATTGGGAATGGTTAAGGAAAGAAATTAAAACACACGGACTCCGACATAGCACACTCTCGGCCCAAATGCCATCAGAATCCTCTAGTGTGGTTTCCAATGCTACAAATGGCATAGAACCACCTAGAGATTATTTAAGTATTAAGAAAAGTAAAAAAGGTCCTTTGAAACAAATTGTTCCTGATTACAAAAGATTAAAAAATAATTATAGTCTGTTGTGGGATATGAAAGAAAACGAAGGATATATAAATATCGTTGCGATTATACAAAAATATTTTGACCAGGCGATTAGTGGAAACTGGTCTTACAATCCTGAAAATTATGAAGACAATCAAGTGCCTGTATCAGTAATGGTACAAGATTTATTGACTACCTATAAACTAGGTTGGAAGACTTCTTATTATCAAAACACATATGATAGTAAGAAAGATTATGATGAACCAGTACATCCTGTTGGTTGGAAAGATGATGTAGAAGAAACTATATTAGATGAAAACAAAAGTAAAGAGGAAGAAGAGCATTGTGATACTTGCGAAATATAAATGAAATCAGTATTTAATAAAGATAAAAATTTAGACCCAACAAAACAATCAATGTTTTTTGGTCCTGATTTAGCAGTACAAAGATTTGATACTATGAAGTATCCTATTTTTGATAAGTTAACTCAACAACAATTAGGTTATTTCTGGAGACCTGAAGAAGTATCTTTACAGAAAGATAGAAACGATTACCTAGAATTAAGAGAAGAACAAAAATTTATATTTACATCTAACTTAAAGTATCAAACTATGTTAGATAGTGTACAAGGTAGAGGACCAGCATTAGCATTTTTACCTTTTGTATCTTTACCAGAATTAGAAAGTGCTATTATAACTTGGGACTTTATGGAAACAATTCATAGTAGAAGTTATACATACATCATTAAAAATTTATACTCACAACCAAGTGATGTATTTGATACAATTATAAAAGATGATAAGATAGAGAAAAGAGCAACCTCGGTAACTAAAACTTATGATGATTTAATTGAAATGGGATATAAATGGACAATAGATAAGAGAGTTGATTTGTATGAACTAAAGAAAAAATTATATCTTGCTATGGTATCAGTTAATATATTAGAGGGATTAAGATTCTATGTATCATTTGCTTGTTCATTTGCTTTTGGTGAGTTAAAGAAATTAGAAGGTTCTGCTAAGATTATATCTTTTATTGCTAGGGATGAAAGTCAGCATTTAGCATTGTCGCAAAGAATAATTAATAACTGGAAAGATGTAGAAAAAGATTCAGACTTTTTAAAAATTATTAAAGAAACAAATAAAGAAGTTTATAAAATGTATGATGACGCAGTACAAGAGGAGAAGCGTTGGGCAAGTTATTTATTTTCAAAAGGTTCTATGATAGGTTTATCAGAAAAACTTTTACATAAATTTGTAGAGTATATGGCAAATAGAAGAATGAGAGCAATACAATTGACGCCTGCTTACGAACAAAAGACTAACCCTTTACCGTGGGTAGATCATTGGTTGAATAGTAAAGGAACACAGAATGCACCACAAGAAACAGAAATAGAAAGTTATGTAATCGGTGGTATTAAACAAGATGTTAAAAAGGATCAATTTAAAAAGTTTAAACTATAATGGAAAAAGTAGAAAAGCATTGTTCAAATTGCAACACTAAATATAGCATAACTTGGGATGAAGAAAAAAACGAGGGACAACAACCTTGGACTTGTCCATTTTGTGGATACGAAGTAGATGATGAAGAAGATAATGGAAATGAAGTACCAGAAGAAGCAGAACACGATAGTTGGAATTGATTATAGTCTAACTAGTCCTTGTGTATGTATTAATAATGGTAATTTAATGTGGTTCTTTTTAACAAAGAAAAAGAAACACATAGGACAGTTGAGTGAAGATATTATAGGATATGAACATAAAGAATGGACAGACCCGATTGAGAGATTTACAAATATCTCGGAATTTGTTATTGATATATTATCTCAATGTTATAATCCACAGACTTATATTGAAGGTTATTCTTACGGTTCAAAAGGTCAAGCATTATTTCAAATTGCCGAAAATTGTGGCATACTCAAACATAGATTACGAGAAAAGGGATACCCTTATAAAATTATTGTACCAAGTGTTGTTAAAAAAGGTGCAACAGGTAAAGGTAATGCCGATAAGGATATGATGTACGAAGCATTTAATAAAGAAACAAAAATTGATTTGAAAAAACTATTTGATACTGATAAGGTAGGCAATCCTGTGTCAGATATTGCAGATAGTTATTTTATACAAAAGGTTGGAAATGAAAATAGCAATAGTAACAAGTCTTAATAGAAAACTATACGAGTATTACGCTCATAGATTTTATTCTACATACAATTGGCCGTTTGATTGTTATATTTACCACGAAGGATGGATACCTGAAATTGATCCAATGCGACCTATCATACATAGAGATATACACGACACAAATCCTACATTAAAAGATTTCATAACAAGAAACGATAGTAAAAATATTTTTAGTACAATTAAAGGTACTGATAATAGTCAAATAGTATATGGTTTAGATTTTATAAAAGACGCAATAAGATTTAGTTATAAAATGTTTGCCAAGACACATTTAATGCTAGAAGGTAATTATGATTATGTTTTTTGGATTGACGCAGATGTTATGTTTAAGAAACCTATTACTGAAGAAATAATATTAAGAGATATATTACCTGAAGATAAGGCGATTTGTTATTTACATAGACCTGCCCCACCATTTTATCCAGAGTGTGGTTTTGTAGGTTATAATTTAACTAATAAACATACACAAAAATTTGTTTCTGAATTAAGAAACACATACGAAAAAGATTTACTCTTTAACGAGAGTCAATGGCACGATTCCTTTGTTTGGAATAAAGTAAGAGAAAGATGTCTGTCAGGTCAACCTCAGCAAGACTTAACAGGTAGAAGAAAAGACGGCCACGTTTGGCCTGAATCCAAAATAGCACAGTACACAGCACACTTAAAAGGAAAAAGAAAAAAAGATGCTGGGATAGATGAAAGAGATAAAGAAGTAAACGGAGCAGATTATGAAGGCAGGTAAAATATGGGGTCAAACAGAATTGATCCACGCAAATGGTGTTTTAGAATTTCATAGAATTGAATACAAAAAAAATGTTGCCTGTTCTAAACACAAACACGAATTTAAATGGAACGGATTCTTTGTAGAGTCTGGAAAATTGATGGTAAAGGTATGGCAAAAAGACTATAACTTAATAGATGAAACAATATTAAAAGCAGGAGACTTTATGCAAGTTAAACCAGGCGTATACCATCAGTTTATAGGACTAGAAGATGGAGTAGCATTTGAATTATATTGGGCAGAATTTGACCACAACGATATAAAAAGAGAATCAGTTGGTCATAATGTAAATGAAGAAGTCAATGAAGGAGTAAAAATATATGACGAACCAAGATGACGACCAAGCAAGAGCAGAAGCAGCGAGTTATGAAAACGAAGTAACTTCCAGAAGAACAGTTACAATACCGTTATCAGAATATGATAAGTTAAAAGAAGAACAACATTATATTACTGATCCAAATATGATTGCGATTATAGATAAAATTGGAGAATTAATAAGAGCGTTGCGTAAGAATATAAGAATGAAAGTGTAATGATTAGAGTTTTTATAGGATATGATAATAACGAGAAGGTAGCATTTAGTACATTGAGTCATAGTTTACTCAAACACTCAACGCAACCTATTGCTATTACACCGATAAGATTAGAAAATATAAAAGATATTTTTGTTAGAGAAAGAATAAAAATACAATCTACTGAATTTGCTTTTAGTAGATTTCTAGTACCTTATCTTTGTAATTATTCAGGACACGCAATCTTTATGGATTGTGATATGTTATCTCGTGCTGATATATCATTATTATGGAGACAAAGAACTACAAAGTATGCTGTTCAATGTGTACAACACGATTATACACCAAACAGTACAGTTAAGTTTTTAAATCAAACACAAACACCTTATCCTAAAAAGAATTGGTCTAGTATGATGATATTTAATAATGCTAAATGTACAGCATTAACACCTGATTATGTGAATAGTGCTACAGGATTAGAACTTCATCAATACAAATGGTTAGAGAATGAAAATTTAATAGGTAAGATAGATGAGGAATGGAACTGGTTAGTAGGTGAGTATGAATATAATACACACGCCAAGTTAGTACATTTTACAAAAGGTGGACCTTACTTTAAAGATTACAAAAATTGTGATTATAATAAAGAATGGTTTGATATGTTTAATGACGCAACAAGAACGGATATGTAATGGAAAATATGTATGAAATATATTTGGATCAGGCAAAGATAATGCACAAGGATCCAAAAGTTTGGAAAGGGCATATGATAAAAAGATATATGCCACAGATAAAAGAAATAATAACAAAGTATAATGTAGATACAATACTAGATTATGGTTGTGGTAAAGCACAACATCATCCTGACGGTTGGAATAGTTACAAATATGATCCTGCCGTACCTAAATTTGAAAAGAAACCAGAGGCAGGTCGTAAGTTTGATTTAGTAATTTGTATAGATGTATTAGAACATATACCAGAAACAGATTTACCTAGAATTATAAAAGAGTTATTTGATTATTCAGGTAAGTATGTATTTGCTACTGCTGCCGTAAAAGAGGCAGGTAAGACTTTACCTAATGGATTAAATGCACACGCAACAGTAAGACCACAAGAATGGTGGAACGAATTATTTGCTCCATATAAAAACTATACTTTAGATTTTACAACTAAAAAACCTACGAAGAGGAAGAAGTATTATGTTCTAGGACAAAAAGTGAAAGCAAATAAGATTAGATAATAATGAAAGAAATTGCTATATACGCTAGAACTTGTGCTGCTGGGTCATATAAAGAATTATGGCCGAAAGCATTTTATCAAGGTCTTCAACATCATACAGATTGGAAGTCATACTATATTAGTAATACTAAATTATTTAATACTGAATATGCCTGGTGTTTTGCATATCAAGTAAAAGGTGATATTAAACAAAGCGATCAAAGTCATAGAAGACAAATTATAGACAAATACGAACCAATAGGTAAGATATTCTTTTTAGATTCAGATGTATTAATATCTTATGATGGTTTTGAATTAAGTAAATCTACTATAAACAGAATGACACTACAAAATTTAAGATGGACAAGACAACCATATGGCAGTATCTATCCTAGTAAAGGTGCAAGATATTTTGAAAAAGAATTTATGGATAATGCTATGCAAAGATGGCACGATATTTCTACAAAGAAGAACATAGAAGTAAAACCTTATAATGGTAAAGGTGAACATATATTAATTACTTGTAATAGAGGAACAGAAGGTTATTCAGCAGAAAAGAAAAATGCAACTGAATATGCTATAGAAACAATAGAAGAAATAAGACGATATTCAAAACGACCTATTATAGTTAGATTTCATAGAGCATTATCAGGTACACAACACAAAGATTTTGAAACACTATCTACATATATTAAAGATAAAAAAGATATATCAATACAATCAAAAGCAAATGGCAACTATCCTGATATTATACCTGTAATACAAAATGCTTATGCTGTATGTACTTGGTCATCATCTTCAGCGACACCAGCAATATGTGAAGGTAAACCTTTGTATGTAAAATCTTCAAATTGTTTCTTCTATGATATGAATAGTGGTGATTTAAAAGATATTGAAAATCCTAATGTACAGGATAAGAGAGATAAGTGGTTTGCTAATTATGCTGCTACTCATTATAATTTAAAAGATTTATCAAGTGGTTATTATTTTGGTAAAGTTAAGAATTTGATATGATAACTTGCGTTGATAGAGTCAGAAAAAAAACAGATAAATTTTTAGATTTAATTTATAAATCAGATCCTCAAAACAAATATCTAAAAAGAGATACGATAGATGTATCAGACAAATCTATTCGTGTCTTTAGAGGTATTACTCGTATAGCAACAATCAAACAATGTTTAGATAACAATATAGATTTTTATTATATTGATACAGGATATATGGGTTGTTATCCACAAAAGAATTGGCATAGATTTACTAAAAATAATTTTCAAACATTAGATCATTTAAATTATAAACAATTAGATTTCTTAACAGATGTACAGGAATTAAAGAAAAGATTTGCTTGGGTTATGGATGTATCTTATGATGATTATAAACCTAAACGACCAGTTAAAGGTGAGAGTATTTTAATCATACCTCCATCAGCAAAAGTATTAAGATGTTTAACTCTAAATGGACATACAAATTTTACACAAGAAGAATATATTGATTTTGTAACTAAAGAAATTAGAAAATATACTGATAGAAAAATTATTGTTAGACAAAAACCTAATAGGGATGAAAGAACTAAAAGAGGTCAGAATTTAAAAGATCAATTGATTAAAGATAAAGTACATTGTTTAGTAGCATTTACTAGTATCGCTGCCTTTGAAGCAATACAAGAAGGTTACCCAGCAATAACATTGGGTCCTAATGCTGCTAGTTTTTTATCAGAAAAAGAAATTAAGAATATAGAGAAACCTTATTTTGCAGATGACGACAAGATAAGAGAACATAGTTTATATCTTTCGGCGTGTCAGTTTAGTAGAGCAGAATTTTTAAATGGATATGCAGTTAAGATGGTAGAACAATTACAACACGATCAAAAATATTATAAGTTTAAATATGAGATTAATACAACCAATATTCGCTAGTTATTCTACAAGACCAACAGGACTTGGAGAAGATAACAAAATTTATAATGCGTGGAAAGAAGTTAATGAGCGTGTTAAGAAAGATATGGATTTAGGAGTAAAAGAATTTCTTTTATTTTATATACCAGAGTTTAAGTTAGGTGAAGAAGCAGATACTCGTAGAGGTAATGAACATATTGATTCACATAAGTTTGACCAAGTATGTGTAACTGCTGCTAGTCTTTCCAGAGATATACAACCACAATGTAGATTGATTGTAGATGTATGTTTATGTTCTTATACACAAGACGGTCATTGTTGTATAATGGGAGACCAAGAAAAAACAGATAAACTATTATTAGACAATGCAAAAAGTATTTACACGGCGTCTGGAGCAACTATAGCACCAAGTGATTGCCAAGATAATACAGTTAAGAATATTAAAGCATTAAAAGATGGTAATATAGAAGTAATGAGTTATAGTACCAAATTCCGTTCAACATTTTATAGAGGTTGGCGTAATGCAATGAAGATAGAAAAAGGTATTTACAGACCATATCAATTAGATGTTGATGATAGACAAGGTGCTATTAATAGATCAATTAAATATAGAGAAGATGGTGCTGATGAATTAATGATTAAACCAGGTATGACTGGCATAGATTTAATTAGTGATATAAAACATTTTAATTATGGTACTCCTGTTGGTGTATATCAAACATCTGGAGAATGGTTAGGTATAGGTGCGCCTGGTAGTTTATTAGAAACATATAAAGTTTTTGAAAGAGCAGGTGCAGACTTTATGATAACTTATGGGGCAAGAGACCTAGTAAAACAAGTATGATAAAATTTTATATACCTAATTATAATTCTAATCGTGCCTCATATAGATTTAGAGCAGCGATACCTTTACAAGGTATGAGACCTGGAGATTGTATAATTAAAAATTTAAAAGAAGCAACTAAAGATGACATAGTTGTTTTAGCAAAGAAGTCAACTCCTAAAGATTTATTTTATTTAAAATCACAAGGTATAAAATGTGTTTATGATATATGCGATAATAGATGGAAAAAATATATCTCACTTAAATGGATTAAAAGAGTAATTCAACCACATAATGTCCTTTGTCAAAATGCGGATGCACTTATAACTACTTGCTCAGGTATGCAAGAATTAATTAAAAAACATATAGGTAGAGATTCAATAATTGTTAATGATCCAGTAGAAGCAACAAAAGAAGAACCTAGAACTGCTTTAAAGAGTAGAAGATATATTAATATATTTACTTTTGGTAATAGCAAACATTTTAATAAAATACATTGGAATACATTAATTGAAGAATTTAACAATGTAGGAATGGAGTATAAAATAATTGCTATGTTAGATAGAAGTAAAAAATTTAAAGTAATGTACAAAGATCAAATAGAAAAGGGTAGATTAGAAATATATGAATTTGATCTTAAAAAACAATATGAATTGATGAAAGAATCAGATGTAGTTTTTTTACCTATACAAATAAACAGTATGGATAGTTTAATTAATATAAAAGCAAAAAGTCCTAATAGAATTATAGACGCAATATATTCAGGTAAACCTGTAATTACAAATCACGGTGTTGATACTTGGAATGTTTTTAAAAGATATGCAGATTTTACAGGTTGGGCAAGATCAGTTCAATATGTTGCTTATGCTGCCGCTTTAAGGAATCTAATAAATAAACCTAAAGAAGAAATCAATAAAAGAATTATTGAAGGACAAAATTATATAACAGCAAATCACTCTCCTGAAGTTATAGGTAAACAATGGATTGAATTGGAAAATAAAGTTGGAAGATTAGGATATTGATATGAAAAGAATATTATTAACAGGTGGAGCAGGTTTCATAGCACATCATACAATAAGACATTTACTACAAAAGACAGATTGGGAAATAGTTTCATTAGATAGACTAGATTACTCTGGCAATTTAAATAGAATTGCAGATATGATGAACGAGTTTGATAAAGAAACTCAAAAGAGAGTAAGAATAGTTTACCACGATTTAAGAGCAGAATTAAATGAAATGTTGACCGCAGATTTAGGCGACTTTGATTACATAGTACACTTGGCAGCGTCTTCCCACGTGGATAGATCAATTAAGGATCCAATGTGCTTTGTTCTGGACAATGTAGTTGCTACTTGCAACATATTAAACTTTGGTCGTAAACAGAAAAATTTAGAAAGATTTATTTACTTCTCAACAGATGAAGTATTTGGTCCAGCACCTAAAGGTGTTAATTATAAAGAGAGAGATAGATACAATTCTACAAATCCTTATAGTGCTACGAAGGCAGGTGGTGAAGAACTTGCAGTAGCATTTCAAAACACATACGATATGCCAGTCTATATTACCCACACAATGAATGTGTTTGGTGAAAGACAGCATCCTGAAAAATTTATACCTATGACAATTAAAAATGTTAGAGAAGGTAATATGGTAACTATTCATAGTGATAGAGATAAGAAAGTACCAGGCAGTAGGCATTATATACACGCAAAAGATGTTGCTGATGGTTGTTTATTCTTATTACAAAATCAAAACAAGATAGATAAATTAGACCAAGACTATGGTGGGGCAAAGTGTCCTAAATTTAATTTAGTAGGACCTGTTGAATGGGATAATTTAGAACTTGCACAAAAGATTGCTAGGGCACAAAATAAAGAATTAAAATATAAATTGGTAGACTTTCATACTAGCAGACCAGGACACGATTTACGATATGCGTTAGATGGAGGTTTAATGAAACAACTAGGTTGGGAACCAAAAATAAGTATAGATGAAAGAATAAATCAAGTTGTTCAATGGACACTACATAATGATAGATGGTTAAAGATATGAAATTTGTAAAGGGTTGGTATCTACCAGATTCAGATACACACTTTGAACACTATATCAAAGATGGTGGTTATCAGACTATTCATAGAACTACAATATTAAATTATATAAAAAGTAAGAAACCTAATTTAATGAATTGTGTAGATGTAGGTTCACATATAGGTTTCTGGTCTAAAGATTTTACTGAACTTTTTAATCACACATATGCCTTTGATCCTATACCACAAGTAAGAGAATGCTATGAAAGAAATATTACAAATACTAATTACACATTATATCCTTACGGTTTAGGTAGAGAACAAAAGAATATATTAGTATTATATGACCCTAAAGAAACAGGTAATACACACTCCAGCGATAGAGGTAATT